ACTAATACAATTTGATCTCCTATTTCTGGAGAAGCTGGTAAAGTTATAGTACAAGCATTAGATGTTGTGTTTATCCAATATCCATTTTGTGCTTCTACTGTTGCTGTTGAACCAGTTACAACTGCTGAACTCCAGTTAAGACCAGCCACAGTTGGAGCTATAACTCCTGATGCTCTAAATACGTTGCTTGTTATTTGTCCACTCATAATTTTTTCCTATGCTGTTGAATATCCAGCTGCTCCACAATCATTTCTATTTGTACCTACACCAGTTACATCACTACCTATACCGCCTGTATTTGTTACTAAATTAGATTCATCTATTCTTCCAGCATTTGCTATTCCAAATGCAAATATTGCTTTGTCACCACCATATTTAGCACCAGCTGTTTCTTGTCTTGTAGCTCCAGCACCACTTGAATCACTTGCTATTACCCCAAGATTACTAACTAAATTTCTTGTATTTACATATCCACCAGAAGCACCACCATAAGCAAATAAAGATTGTCCAGAAGAACCATAAGGTACTCCACAGGGAGCTGTTCTAGCAGTTCCTACTCCTGTAACATTTGCTGAAATTACTCCAACATTAGATACTAAATTTGAAAAATTTACTTGTGCTGCTCCTCTTTCACCACCATAAATAATAGCTTTATCACCACCAAATTGTACTGCACCAGCTAATTTTCCTGTTGTTCCAACTTGAGTAATATCTGCTGATACTACACCAGAGTTTGAAACTAAATTTGTTACACTACTACTACCAAGAGTAAAAATTGCTTTATCTCCACCATATTCAGCACCAGATAAAGATAATCTAGCAGTACCAACACCTGTTGTATTTGCTTGAACAACACCAGAATTATTTACTAAATTAGATATATTGGTAGCACTACCAGTAGTACCAAATGCAAATATTGCTTTGTCACCACCATAAGTAGCAGCAGATAATCCCCATCTTGCAGTTCCAACACCACCAGTATCACTTGCAACCACTCCAGAACTATTAACAAGATTTGATACATTTAAAGCAGCACTTGAAGCATTTCTACCAAATGCAAATATTGCTTTTTGTACAGTTGGTGCAACTGGTTCTAAAGCTGAAATCATATCAGAAGCTGGTGTCCAACCTACTGTTGATCCAGAGTAAATTAAATTAACTGCTTGACCACTTGTATCGTAATCAACAATGTAATCATCAGTTTCGCCTTGAAATTTCAAACCATTACTGTCTATTGTAATTGCGTTAGTACCCCATGTTCTAGCATAGTCTGTAAGAATAATTTGATCTCCAGCTTCCGCAGAACTAGGTAATGTAATCGTACAAGCATTAGAACTGGTATTAATAAAATAACCCTTACCAGCACTAACTGTTACAGTTGACCCTGTAACTATTGGTTGCCAACTTAAACCACCAGCTGCTGCAATTATACTTCCAGATGAGCCAAAGATATTGTCTTTTACTAATCCACTCATAAATTTTCTATAATGTTTGATCTAAATAACTTACTTGAACGTCAACGTTTGCTGATCCACCAGTTATAAAACCAAGTTCATCAGTACCTTCTATGACAAATTTTGTAGTATGTTCAAAAGTTGCATTAGCACCTAGAGCTTGTGATTTATAAATATAGTTGTCAGTTCCACCGCCATTATCCATAGTATAAAGATCAAAAGTTTCTGCTGCTCCAGCTGTTTCACAAATTGAAATTGATAAAATAGTATAAGTGTGTCCACTTGCACCATCAATCAATTTAACTTCTGAATTTGAAGCTGCGTTTGCATATGCTACTTTTAATAATTCACTTGCCATATTATTTTCCTGTTGTTAATTAAAATCCCATAACTAGAGATTTTCCTATTGTTGTTAATTGACCACCTTCAGCAGTTATTATTCCAGTTGTTGTTAATTTTCTAACACCAGTATAATCTTTATTACTATCTAAAATTACTGCTTTACTAGCTACTGCTGTTCCAATAGCTGTACTTCCTATATCTAAAGCATTTATTTCACCAACAACAGCAGTTACTCCAGTTAATGTATTTAATTCAACAGCAGAAGCAGTTACAGCAGCTAGTTTAGTAAAATCTGCTTGTACTAATCCACTAACACCATCTAATAAATTTAATTCTGTTGCAGTAGAAGTTACTGCTACATCTTCATTTATTTTTGGTGAAGTTAAAGTTTTGTTTGTAAGTGTATCTGTTGAAACTAAAGATACTAATGTTGAACTAGCACCAGCAGGTAATTTTGATGTGTTAGTTACACTTGCAGAGTGGGGTTGTGCAATAACAGTTTGTCCATGTGTATTACTTTCACAATTAAATTTTATAGCACCAGAATTTGTATTACCTTTAACAACAACTGTGCCAGTTCCGTTAGGAGCTAATTCTAAAGCTCCATTTGATACAGTTGCAATACTTGCAATTACAGGTGCAGTTAAAGTTTTGTTTGTTAAAGTTTGTGTTCCAGAAACTGTTACAAAACCAGTAGTATCTACAGCAGCATTTTGCCAAGCAGAACCAGTATAAACACGCAAAAGATCAGTTTGAGAATTAAAATAAAGCATACCAGCAGCCAAAGCATCACCATCATTATCTGTAGTTGGATCAGATGATTTAGTTCCTAAATAAATATCATCAAAAGCATCAGCAGATGTAGCGGCAGCGGCAGCAGATGCTGCTGCTTCAGTAGCTTTAGTTGATGCAGTTCCTGCTGAAGTAGAAGCATTTCCAGCTTGTGTAGTTGCCAAAGCAACTTGAGCAGTTGCTAATGTAACTTGTGCAGCACCATTATTAGTAGCAGCAGTAGCACTTGTTGAAGCAGCTGATGCAGATGAAGCCGCAGCAGTAGCACTTGTTGCAGCACTTACAGCGTCTACAAGTAAAACCCAAAAAGTTGTATTAGTTAAAGCTGTACCAATAGGTGATGCTTTAATACAAATATAAATATTGTTTAGTTGAGCAGTAGTTGTTCCTTTAACTATATCTCTAACAGCATAAGCTGCTGTAGTTGTTGTAGCACTATTACCCTTAAAAGTTCCTAGTTCTTGAGCAACAGCAAGTTCACCATTTGCATCAAAAGATAAAACTTTATTAGCTCTATCAGTTGCACCTACAGTAAATTCTGTAGAGGTCATGGTATTTGTTCTTGATAATTTTATTGCTCTATCTGATTCCTCTGATACTTGTTGAGCAACCATAGTTACACGATCCAGACCCTCTTCATGTGTCTCCGCAGGGAATGGATCATTAGCAATATAATCTATTGCTTGAGTTTGCGGAACATTCCTTCTGATTACAACTGTTTCACCTACTACTGGAATATTTCCAGATGTGAATGTTATACTTCCACCAGACGCAGCACCTGCACCAGCTACTGTGTAATGTGTTGATAATGTTTTAGTTGTTTCAGCTCCTGTAGAGTTTGTTCTTATAATTACCTCTAAATCAGAGTCCGCAAAAATTTTAAATGAATAAGTAAAAGCTGTTGTGCTACCATCACCTGATGCTGTGCTTTTTACTGTTGTGCTTGATACTGTCATATTACTATCTCTATATTATTTTTCTTTTGTCTTATCAACTTTAAAATTCATAAGAACTAAACCTCTTTTAGCTGTTTTTATCATTAAAAGATACATATCATCTATTAATTCTCTTTTTTCATCAGCAGTATATTTTTTAGTATTATGAATGTTTCTTATAGTTAAATTAATTTCTTTAATAGCATCATTAATATTTAATAATAATAACACATTTTTATCTTTTAAACCTATTTTTTCTTTTAATTTTTGAGCTTCTGCATTTTCACCTCTTTGTTCTAAAATAGTAACAGTATTTACATCTTTATTTATTCTTATAAATTCTTTATAAAAATCAGTAATAAATTCAGATCCTCCACTAGGATCTCTAACTTGAAAAGCTCTTATTCCAGGTATTACAGTTAAACTATCTGTAGGTTTTATAGGATTATCTATTACACCAAACTCTACTAATCCTTTATCTGCCATTTGAATAGTAAATCTTCCCAATGAAGCAAACCATGATTTTAAAAAATTATCAATAAAAACTGGATTATCTAATTGAGAATAATCACCTACAATAGGTTGTAACATTGTATTTATTGCTCTTGAAATTCCTTTAGCAACTTCACTTGTATATATTGTATATTGATATTTAGATAATAACTTTTTATCCATATAGTGTGGTACTAAAGGTTGTCCTTTAAAAATACTATAATTAAATCCTGCTTCAATAAAAGGCATGGCAATAGTTGGTATTGCACTTAATGGAGCTTTTAATTGAGTTATACCAAAATCTTTTACAAAATTTGCTAATTCGTCTGGATGTTCTTTATTTAAAAAATCTAATAATTGTTCTGTACCAGTTCCAAAAACAACACCTGGTTCAAATGGTTTAGCAATTTTATGAGCAACGCCATCATGTATTATTATCCAATAATTATTTTTAACCCATTCTTCTTGTCTTTTATAAATAGGATCATCTTTATTTGCAAACCATAAATAAATAGAAGGCAATATAATTGATGCTGTAATTGCTGTCATTGCTCTTCCAGGTCTTTGTTTAAAAGCATCAACTAATTTTGTATATCCTTGTACTCTAGCATTTGTAAAAGCAGCTAATTGATTAATAGCTTTCATTTTCATTCCCATTTTTGAATAATCAATAGTAACATCTCTTGATTCAAAACCACCTCTTTCAATAGATTCTTTTTCTGTTAATCCTAATTTTTTAGATTTTTTATAAGTTCTTTTAAACTCAGATAATCTTGTCATGTTTTCTGAAATTTCAGATGCAACTCTTAACATTTCTAATGGAGTAACTATTTTATTTCTTATTGGTCCTTCATTTAAAATTTTAAAAGCAGCTTTATCTTTAATGTTTCTATCTAAAGACATTAATGTAGATTGCATACCACCTGATCTTACCCATTTTTGATAAATTTCTTGAGATTTTTTTCCTAAACCAGACTTACCTAATGTAAGAGTTATTACACCATCTAAAGAACTCCAAATAGGAATAAAGCCAGACTTACTAAATATAGATGCTGTTACAGTATCTCTAAGAACATTCTGAAGTATAAAATCTGGAGAAGCAATAGCTCCAGCTCTTAACCATCTAGCAGGTGCAGCAAAAACTTTTGTTACATCACCCATAGTTCTTGGATCAAAATCCTTCATTGCAGCAGCAAGTTCTGAACCTACTTCCCACACCTCAAATTTGCCATTACGCATAACCCCTATTGATGTTGAGTCTGGAGTTAAAAATTCTCTTCTAAAAATTTGAAAGTTTTCTACAGCTTTATCTGATATAAAATTTTTTGAAGTAGTATCTAATATTTTTTCTAATTCTTTTCTTTCTATATCTATTTTTCTAGGCTTACCAACTTTTTGCTTAATATCAGGAAAAGCATCTTTATGTTTTGCAACAAAATCTACAAATTCTATTAATGCTGAATTTCTTTCTGCTAATTTAATTAAATGAAAAGTGTTACTATAAATACTTTCCATAGGATCTGCTACATCTAAACCTTTTCCATCTTTAATTCCTTTCAATGGATTAGATACTTCACCATAACCACCTGTTCCTTCTTTAACCTCTATAATCCTTGCAAAAGGTACATAATTTTTATTAGCTTCAGTTATTGCATCAAACGCATCTTTAGTTATTAAACCTCTATCTCTTGCATATTCTAATACTCTTAATTGATAAGCATCTAACTCTTTAGAAATAGATTCATATTTTTTAGATAATTTTTTATTATTAACAACTTCTTTTGCTGCAGCAAAATCAAAACTATGATTTACACCTCTTTTTTCAAGTTCTAAAATTCTTTTAGAAACTTTATAAGTATTAAATTCTAAATAAGTTTTTTTATCTTTACCAATAGGTTTTAATATTTCTTTATATGATTTACCATTTTTGTTTAAATTTTTATCCAAAGTTCCTATTTCTATAAAGTGTCCAGCTCTATGTTCCATACCAACTAAAGTTCTAAATCTTTCATAAATATTTAATTGTTTTTGTGTATTATTAGTATTTTGTACTCTTCTAACTAATCTTAAAATAGGATGATGTCTGTCTACAAAATTTTTTACAAAAGAATCTTTTAATTCTTTTGAACTAAATGGTTTTTCATTTTTATCAAATTGAAGTTTTTGTAATATTTTATTTTCTGCTGGTGTATCTAATTCTATTTTATCTTTAAATTTATCCTCAACTATTTCTTCAACTTTAATTTCTTCTTTTGGTTTTTCATATTTTCTAGGAATTTTTATATTTGTACTAGACAAATCTTCTACTACAGTTTTATCTTGAATAAAATCTGTGGCAATATCAATAGCATTATTATTTGTTTTTTTAATTGTATTAGTTACTTTAGAAGCACTTTTACTTGCTAAACCTAATGTGCCAAATAAAAGAACAGAATCAATTAATTGATCTTTACTTGGCATTTCTTGATGAATAATAGCACCTGCTCCTTCAAATGCCGCAACCTGTGCTAATATTTTAGTTGTAAATCCTTTTGCAAAACTTCCACCTTTAACTGCCGCAGCTAATTGTGCAGCTTCTGTAAGACCAGCTTTAACTCCTTCTTTAGTATATATATCCCAAAATTCAGACCAACCATTAACTTCGTCATTTTGTAAAGCGTTTAAATAAGTTTCTCTAATTGATCCAGCTACAAAACCAGCTCCTGCTGCTGTTCCTGTTTGACCTGCACGACCAAGAGTTGCAACATTAGTCAATACTCCACCAGCAATATATACTGGTAAGTCTTTTGTTATTGTTCCAAGATTTTGAACAAGTCTTTCTAAAATGCCTGTATCTTTAAAAGGTTCAGCATTAAAACCTTCTGGTAAACCTGTACCATCATTACCAGGAAGTTGATGATAATTTTGAGCAAGATCAATAATACCCATACTATAATGTCTTTTCCATCTTTCACCAAGATCATTTAATTCTTTACCAACCCATGCTTCTTTTGTAAAAATACTAGGATCTTTATTTTCTGCTTCTTCTAATTTTTCAAGAATACTTTTTTTATTTTCTTTTCCTAAAGTAATTGCACTATCCCAAATTTTTCTAATTTTTGATTTATCTACAGGAACATGACCAAATTCTTCTAAAATATCATTCTCACCAAAACCAGCGGATTGCATTTCAAAAATTTTATTTTTTTTAAAATCTGAAATTTCTTGGCTGGAAAAACCACCTTTTTCCATAACCTGTATATCTTGGGTAAGAGTAGTCATTATTCCTCTTTATTTTGTTTTAACCAATTTTGATATTCAATAGTATTTTTATATTCTTCAAAAGTTAATTTACCATATTTTATTTCTAATTCTGATTTTTGTGGTGGTTTAATATTTTCATTAATTGTTTTTTCTTTTTTTATTTTTTTAATTATATCTGCAAATACATCATTTGCTTTAGGCATAAAACTTAAAACATCTTTACCAATAAAATTTTTATCAGCTGGATCTACTAATGTTTTAGCGGACATACCCTGTTCAATGCCAGTAACAAATCTTTGGTACATAGTGTATTTAAAATTATTTAATCTTTTATCAAAACCATCATCTATAAATTTTAATGCAGGACTACCTTCTACTGGTACTTTAAAATCATTAATAAAATTAAAAAATGGTTCTAATGTAGCTTTAAACTCAGGATTTTTATTTTGAGTATCTAATATATTAGATAAAAATTTAAGGTCAGCTAAATTAACTCCTGATTCATATCTTTCTACAATAGATTTAGGTTCACCACTTTCACCTGGTAAAACAAATTTATCAGTTACTAAATTTATATCATCATTTAAAATTAAATTAATAATTTCACTATTACCATCAAAACTAGAAGCACTAATACCATTAGTATTAACTATCTTTTCATTTAACACTTTAAATTGTTCTAATATTATAGGAGTTTTTCCAAACAACTCTTCAATTTTTGCATCATAAATTCCTTTTTCTTTTTCCATATTTTCTATAACTTTTTTAGTTTCTCCAGCAGCTTCCGCTTTAAAAATTTGATTAGATGCTAACATGGTAAATTGCATATCAGTTTTTAATGTTCTAGCTTTTTTATTATAAAAAGTAGTAAATGCTGATTTTTCTGATGAAGATAAACTTTGATATAATTTTTGTAAATCTTCATTACCACCAAAAGTACCTTTGCTAATTTCACTATACGCTTTTGTTAAAAGATCAGGTGGAGCATCAGGTGCTAAATTTAATGCTGATGTTAATGCACCAAATTTACTTTGTAATATATTTGCATCAGCAGTTGCAATTAATGTATTTTTTTCTTCAGGATTAAGAATATCAAATTGTCCTTTTTCTAATGCCTGTTTAAATAGCATAGGTTGATTGTTTACCATTGATTCAGCTAATGTTGCTGCACCAAATTTAGTATAGGCTTCAATTAAAATTTTCTTTTGACCATCATCATAATTACTATTGGCAGTTATTTTATCTATAACTTTTTTATTATAAACTTCAAAATAAACTGGTCCAACATCTTTTAATACTAAGGCTTCTTGAGAAATATAATCTTCATCTATTTTTGTTGAATCTGTAATTTGAGTATTTCTTGATCCTTCAAGTGATTTTGTTTTTAAAATTCCTGCTGTTGAAAAATATTTAGATTCAATAGCTTTTTTTGTAAAATTATCTACACCATTAAATTTATTATTTTTAAAATATTGATATAATTTGTTTACTTCTTGATCATTATAAGCTGCTGCATTAGTTGGTTCACCATTATTTTTTGTTTCACTTTGAATAGTAAATAAACCTTTTTGAACAATATTTCCATTTGCATCTTTTTGATCTATATACATATCACTTAATAAAGCATAAGCCTTATTATCTGCTTCTAATTTTTTTTCTTTTACATAGTAATCTTCGGCAGTTTTACCTAATGGAGCTAATGCTGCTGCTACACTTTGATTTACATTTACTTTTATATTAGAAACAACACTAGCCGCTTCTGCTGTAGGTCTAGCTTCTGATGTAAATGTAGGTATTTTTGGCATTATTGATTCCTTGATCTGTTAGAAGATTTGGATTGTAATCTTAAATTACCTTTACTATTATTTGTTGGGTTTCTATCTTTGTGATCTACATCTCTACCCAATATACTATTACCATATTTTTTTTTCATAATTCTTCTTGCACCATTTCTACCAGCTCTATTTTTTTTTTGTTCTGGTTTAGAATGATAATTTGCGTATTCTGATTTATAATTTCTCATTATGCAGTATAACCACCCATTCTAAGTAAACTTGATCCAGCTTTTGCATAATAACCAAGTTGAGCAATTTTACCTTCTCTTCTAGCAATTACTCCTTGTATTCTTGCAAAGTTTGCATCTTCCATTTTTTGTGATTGTGAAACTTGAGAATTATAATCCATAACACTTTTTTGTATTTCTGCTTGTTGAGTATTGTATCTTAAAACATTTAAAGCAGTTCCTTCTAATGTTACACCAGATTTATATGTTGCTACTTTTGTTTGTCCTTGAAGTTGTGTAAATTGTTGGTCAAATTTAGCAATATCAAATTCAGTTTGTTTTTTTATAGCTTTAGCTTCTTGTTCTTTTACAAGAGCATTACGATTAGAAACACTTTGATTATATTTACCAAGAGCATTTGCTTGTTTTCCTGCTGCTATATCAAATACAAAACTCATTAAAAAATCCTCGCATATCTGTATTGATGTGAATCATCAAATCCATAGTGTTTCATTAAACCCTCATTTTCCAAACCTAACCATTTAGCAAATCTCAAACCTTTATCAAAATCTACTCTTACAGCAGTTTGTACTCTTTTAATATTATTTTCTTTAGCAACTCGTGCAAAATCTTTTTTAATTGCTTTAGCTACTGCTAGTGGATGTTGCCAAACATCATTAGTAGCAATAACCCAACCTTCTGCAACTCTACCCCAAATCATTTTCATACCTGCTGCAAAGATAGCTTTGTTATTAATAATGCCTGTGAAAGCTAAATTTTCTTCTACCAAATGTATTGCATCTCCTTCAAACTCTGCATCTTTATCCATTAACTTATGATTCATTTGAGATGATAAAATCATTCTTCCATGTTCAGCAGTATAGGGAACTATGTGTAATTTATTATCCATCATTTGTTGCCAATCTAGGGTATAGCGATAAAATTGTAAAAGGTAAAGGTTGAGTTTGTCTAACAAATATAAAACCATCAGTTTCATAATTACCTCTAAACTCTACTTCTTTATCTCCTGTAAATGGTGGTATACCTTCATCCATAAGATCAATAGATGATCTAAAAGGTATTCTTTCAAGATCAGATAAATTTGATCCTACCTCTACTCCTATAGTTTCAAACATTCTAACTGTAATGTCATATATTCTTTTAGTCTTACCTTGAGATGTACCATTTTGTGAACCAGCATTTAATCTCATAGTTTTTAATAATGATGTATAAGCTAAACCTACCTTAACATTTTTTGCAGAACGATCTAAAGATATTGCTCCAGCAGATACAGTTTTATTTGGGTGCGTTGCACCATCTGTTAATATAGAAACCACTTGTCCTTCAAGGTGATCTAAACCAGATAAAGTAGTTACTGGTACACCACTATAACTTAATGCACTATCTAAAAAATTAAATGTAGTATTATCTTTTTCATTAAAATCTAATACATTTAAGTATTCTACATATCTTTTAGTAATACCATTGACAGTTCTTTTTACAATAACCCATACTTGATATTCTGTATCATCAGTTGGAATTACCGCTATACTTTCTGCAACTGACTTACCTTCGTTTGTTGTAGTTAATCTTGTGGCATCAAAAGTTTTAATTGTTAAATATCCTGTTGTTTCATGTGCAGTTTCAGTAATTGTTACAACTGCACCAGATACTGTAGCAGTAAAATTAGTATGATTATTTATTGCAGTTTTAATATTAGTAGCTGTTGTATTATTACTTTGAAAAGGTCTCCATCCATCTGTTCCTATAGGTGCATCATTAGATGAAGATTGACTTGTAAAAGTAGCGGTTGTACCATTTGATTTTGTTAAAATTATTTTGTTGCCAACTGCAATGTTTGCATAATCAGAAACTGTAATTGTTGCTATACCAAATCTACCACCAAAAATATGTCTATGCCAAGCTGTTACTTGTTGTTCTCTTTGATAAGTAAGTCCAACTAATTCACCATCTCCTCTTACACCATAAACAATTTGATTAGGTTCTTGTTGATATGCAATTTGTGTTAGACCTCCTTCAGTAACGTGTTCTGCAAGGATAGTCATATCTGGAGCTATGTAACCATCTACATCAAAGTTATAAGCTAGTTCTCTAATTTTTCTTTTAGCACGTTGTAAAAATAATGTGGCGTTACCTACAGCTATAGCATCTACATTAGCTGCACCATGGTTAGATTGTTTTTTAATTAATATGTTAGTTGGTGTAACTGCACTATCTGTACCACCACCAGATACAGTAAATTCACCACCTGCTGTACCTATAATTAAAGTTCTAGTTGCTGTCATAAATCTAATAGCATTAACTTGGTTAGATGCGATTGTATAAATGATTGAATCATCATCAGCTATTGTACCGCCAATGTTTGCATCCATATTTTCGTAATCACCTGATCTTGAAAAAAATATTGTTTGTGGTTGGTTAGTTGTTCCAGCAAATACTAATCGTTGTTCAAAAAAGGTTACGCAAGAAGGATGACCTGTAGTATCTGAAAATGCTCCTAGTTGCCAATTAGCTGTAGCATTTGCATTATCTAAAGCTGTAATGATTGTCATAACTGCATTAGTAGTATTTGTAACAGCTGTTATCTTTGCATAACCATCACTTAAAAAAACAAATCTTCCTACATCTGTTGCAAGAAATCCACTACCACCATTGATACCAGTAATAGCAGAAGCAACTAAAGCTATTGATGTACCTACTGCTGCTTGACCTGGATTTAAAGTTGTTGTTGTTGTGTTAGCATCTTGCATTGGTCCTTTAGTAAAATCTACATCAGTTAATGTCCATGATGTATGACCAGTACGAGATAGTTTTTCTACCTCATGTGAAGGATGTGTAATATACATAACATCTGCTGATTGAGCAAATTTAATATCAAAAAGTTGTGCAGTAATATAAGGTGTTGCTATTTCAAAAACTTTATTAGATACACCACCAGAAGTATAAGTAGTAAATCCAGAACTGTTTATATCAACTCCATCTTTATCTTGTAGTTCAAATGTGTTTGTTGTTTTGTCTGCAACTAAAAATCTTTTACCATTAACTTCTGTCATACCTGCAACAGCAGTAATTACTACTTCATCACCATTTGAATATCCATGTGAGTTAGCAGTTACTACAGCAGGATTGGCTTTAGTAATTGCAGATATAGTTTTATTTCCTTCTAATACAGCACCACTATCTTTAAATACTCTCATTTTTAAATTAGAAAACTCCAACATATAAGTTTGTGTTGTAGAAAATTCAAAAGGTATTAATCTTGTTTTGTTTGCACTATTAGCAACTTCCGCTACAAATGTTGTGCCTGGTCTACGAGCTGCCGCACCATGAGGATATATAATTAAATTTTCTAAGGTTGAACAACCAGATGTATATTTAGTTAAATCTGTTCTACCATCTAATCTAGGAGATAGTTCACCACCTGTAAAA